TCATAACGTATGTTAATTGCCTGCTGTTTTTATGACCAACTATCGGGCATTTATTACAATTCTCATCACAATATCTTTTCATTCAGACTCCCTTATCGCTATTGCTTTTACTGAACAATAGCATTCATAATCATGTGATTCATCTGGATAAGTCCAGGTTATTACCTTAACCCACCAGGCGCATTTATTTTCAATACAATCTTTATTCAATATCGGACAAAACATTTCTCACCTCACTACAAAATACATTAACATTGATAAAATAATTATTGTGCCTATGATAAATGCTATAAATGTTTTAGTGTTCACTGCCGCCCCTTAAAAAATAGGCTGCCCATATAGAGCAGCCGTTTGCTAAAATGGTACTTCGTCCTCATCATCTTTTTTAATCGATATATCCTTGCCTATCTCCCTTGCAATTACCTCAGTAACATACTTCTTTACGCCGTCCTCAGTCTCATAGCTACGGGTTTGTATTGAGCCTGTAACGATGACCCTTGCGCCCTTGTCAAGCTCAGCAGCGCCCCTGGCAAGGTCATGCCATGCAACTATGGGTATCCAGTCTGTTACTGCCTCATCACCCTTGCCGCTACGGTAAACGGCTAAATTAAACCTTGCTACCGTCCCGGCCTTGCTTTCAACAATCTCAGCAGCCTTGCCAAGATTGCCGAATAGTTTTACCTGATTGTTATATACGCTCATTCTCTAACTCCTTTTCTAATTCCTTTTCAGTGGCTGCAATATCCTCTTGCTCTTGCAGCGCCATTATCTTGTCAAACTCAGCTTTGGCTTTTGCCTTGTCGCCCTTGTACTGCTCCATGAGTTTCTTTTTTAAGATTGTCTGGTCACCTGCTTTATGGCCCTTGACATTTTTGCCGTCTACTTTGTCCTGGAAGCTGTCAGGATCATCTTTGTCTGTGGGTATATTGAAAAACTTTAACATGAAATATTTCTCAGCATACGTGAGCGCCTTACCGACTCCCTTTTCTCCAGTATCAAGCCCTTGTCCATACCAGTGGCATGTTATTTTTTCATTTGGCTCTTCGGCGTTAATCCATGTATAATCAATTTCTATTTCTGTTAAATGCTCTTTTGCGCCTGTTAAGGTCTTTTCAAATAAGTTCTTTGATGTTATGGATGGCACAAGCAAAACCTGAAGCTCATCCATTTTCTTTTTAAGCGATGCCAATGTTTGGGAGCTTGATACAAATTTGAATTGATAGCCCTCATTTTCTTTTTTCAGGTAAGGGACTGCTTTTCTGACTTCAATTAGCTTTTGGTAAATATTCATTTCTATAACACCTCCTTATATGCTTTGATTTTTTTACTTGCGTAATAAGCGTCTTTTGCTGCGCAAAACATATCAAAGTAACCGGCCTCAAATAATGTCTCAACACTCTTTGAGTCCACTTTGAAACTATCCCCTTTTGTCTTTGGCATATTTACTATGATTGCCCGTTTTACAGAATGGCCGTTTTCAAGTAGTAAATTTACATAAGCGGTCAACTGGTAAAAATATTCGTCATAGATATCCTTGCCGCTCTTATAGTCAATCAAAGTTTCCTCACCCGTTACATAGGCATATTTGTCAATCTTGCCGCCATATAAATAAACCTCACTTACCATCTCTTTTTCACAAAATATCGTTTCAATCTGCATACCCTCAAACCACTTGTCATGTGAAGCAACACACTTTAAGGCTATTTCCCAGTTATCAGGCGCAATATTTGAATTATCAATCTCAGCGCCCATTTCCCGGGCCCGAAGTATCTCGTGCGCAATAAATCCAATATCTGCAGCCTTATCCCTGTTACCGTAAAGGCTTGCATATTTTCTCTGTTGGCCGACATTAAAAGCCCATACCATAGCCTCACCCTTTTTGAGCTTTGATGGTTTAGTGTTGGTTGCTTTTACAGCTTCCGGCAAATTCTGGAACATCGGCTCTTTACCTGTGTTAAAACCCCATATCGGCAGCGCCGCCTTATTTAACATTCCAAGTGCTGTTGTAGTACCAACTACTGCCTGGCCGTTTTTGAGCCTGTATGTTACATGTGGCTCACTAAAGTTTATTTTTATTTTTTCAATCGTTACTGTCATTTTTGCACCTGCCATCCTTATCAAGTATCAGCTCATCTTTTTTGCATATACCAAACCTGCCGTCCTTGTCCTCAGCATAACCTTTTGGGAGCTTGCCAAGACAATTAGGGCAGCCTGTGTTGTAGCACCAAATTATGCTATCCATTACCTGTCCGTCCTTTCATATTCATATTTTCTGTCCATGTCATATTGCATATCTTTTAAATAATCTGAACCGTCATCAAGGTTGTTATACTTATTTGGCTTTATGTCTTTTTCTAATTCTTTTATATTTTTATCTTCCATAACTTGCCTTTCTTTTGGGGACTCGCCTGTTGAGTCCCCGTTTACCTCACACTGAATGTTTTGTGTACTTTTCTAATTTACTGTTGGACACCCTCCCTTGCTTTATGAGCTTGACAATATTGTTTATGCAGAAGTTAGCTTGATTGCGTATTGATACCAAACTATCTATGGTGTCAAGCTCCAGGGCGATTGCATCCATGTTTAAATGTATTCGCTCTTTTGCCTGCACACTGTTCATTTTTCACCTCCTTTGTGTTGGCGTATAAATAAATCTGTTGCCTGTATTTCAGCTATTTCATTTATTAGTGCTTTTAGAAAATCCTTTATTGCTTTTAGAATTTTCATTTTGTTAAACACTGTCCTTTCAAACAAACTTCCTTATTGTTTTTAACTGCGTAATATTTGCAGTCTTTTTTGTTACCGATATGGCACTTGCCGTTTAAGGTAATTGGCTTTGGAAATTTGGTTGTGCCGTTTTCTTTGTAAAAGGTTTCAATTAGTTTATAGTTTTCCATTTTCTAACCTTTCAAGATTGCTTATAAAATCTTGGCTTGCTGTTGCCAGTCCATTTGCTATAGCCCAGATAGTCCGTCTGTTAACCGATAATTTTTCTGCTAATTTTTTATATGGCATCTCTTTAATTTGCCTTGCTAAGTGTCTTATTCTTTTACCTGTATGGTGGCGTTCTATTTGTTTATCCCAGTAAAATCTCTCTGTTTCAATTTTGCTCTTAGAATACATTTATAGCCCCACTTGAACCGCAATATTAATTGTTTGTCTATAGACGCTCAGACATGCCAATTCTTTAATATTTTGAGCCTTATTATTTATCTCTCTCATACCTCATCCTGTGCTTAACAAACTTTATATAAAATTCGTTTACATCAAGTGGATCGTAACCTACTGCAAACATCAAATTAGTAATGTCAATGAACTTTTTATCTTCTGAAATTAGCTTATCTATGACCTTTTTTAATTCTTGTAAATTGTACTTTTTCTTATACATTATCTATATCCTCTATGAATACAAAGTGTATTTAATTTGTAAAAAAAATATCATCAGGTTTGCAATTTAATAGTTTTGCTATCATTTCAGCAACTTCATAATTTGGTTTTCTTTTGCCTTTGGCATACTTGGATAAGGTTGTTTCAGATATGCTTATTTTAGCAGCAATCCATCTCTGTGTCCTGCCCTCTTCTTTTAATTTATTTTTAAATTTATTCATTCTATAAACTCTCTAAGAATACATAGTTAATAATGAGTAGAATAAAATATATATTATGTCTACTATATGAATTCTCTATAAACTCATAAATAATGTTTTCTATGATGTTAATTATAATCATTGTTTTTATAATGTCAAGTTTTTTTTAAAAATATTTACAAATAACAAACATAATGCTGTATAATATAGCATTGCCAGTACAAATAATAAGAATGGAGTTAAAATGAAAAAAACATATAAAAGTTTTGGAGAGGCTTTGGATGCCCTGCGGGTTGAAGCTGATTTATCTTATGAGAGATTATCAATGAAACTTGGTATAGCAAATAGCTATGTTTATAATATGATTAACAGGCGCACCAAGTCTGCCCCCAGTAATGAAATGATTGAAAAAATAGCTGGACTGTTTAACATTTTACCGACTTACTTTTACGAATACCGCCTCCGCAAGATGTTGGAGTTCATTGATGATAACAGGGAGTTTCTGGATCATTGTGAAAAAGAGGCTAAAAAATGGAGTAAGCCAATAGACAAAAAAGGGGTTACCTTTCCCACCGACTCAGAACAGCATGAAGCAACCGCATAATGTTTACGATTTTATTTACTATTATCGGCAAAAGAATGGTAAATTGGATTGATATTAATTGTGTTTGTTACTATACCAGTACTTTTATTTTCATGTGGTATGTGTAGTTTATAGGCCGGACTTTCACCGGCTTGTTTTTTAGACTGTCATTCTTTCTTATTGTTTCTTGTAAAAATCGTAAATCCCGCTGGCAATCAAGCCTGCGAATATAAAGCCCTTTACAACCTCACTTGCATACAGGCTTACAGCAAACAGGCCAGCGCCTACTGCTATTGATATGAGCGTGTAGAATATCGGCTTGAGTGCCGGGAGTTCCTCTTTTAGCCTGTTTACAATTGCGATTGTTATTGCTGCTATGATTGCATAATCTAATGCTGTATTCATTATATCACCTCGCTTAATTGTTTATAAATATCCTCATAGTCTGATAAGCGCCACGTGTGTGTCTTTTGATGTTCCGGGTCAGTTAAGTATATAAAATCTTTTGGCCTGTTTTCCCATAACCAGTCATCAAACCATAAACCGTTACCGTGTGCGCAGGGATTACCAAAAGTATGGTGTTTTATGCATAGTAAACAACCGTTTCTTAAATCCCATCGCAAGTTATAATTTTTCTTTGTAACTATATGATGCGCGTTTAGTCCTGGAACTGTTTTACCGAATTCAACATAAGGCACTTCTTCTGGTGGGCCACACACTTCACAATAACCCTTTTGGTGCATAATCCATTTCCACAGGTCATCGCATTTATCAAAGATTATTTTTTTATCTGACCTTTTTTTTCTCACTTGCAGGCGCTCCATCCGCATGACGGGCAAAACGGGCATGATCCTGCTATTTGCAGCGGGGCCCCGCAGCCGGACTCAGGGCATATGCCGTCCCTTACAATCTCTCGAATAGGTCTGTTAATATTGGGTGGAGTCATTGTAATCCTTTCTCCTAATTCTTGTTAATATTGAATTATGATGTTTAACGCACGCTTAACGCACGCTTAACGCACGCTGTGTTATTTAATTGTATCGAATAGACATAATTGGTAACATTTAATAGACATAATTGGTAACTATTCTACATGGTCAAAGTCTACACCATACTCGCCCATGAGTTCATAAAGTTTATCTCTTACATTTTCAAGTGTTTCTATTTCCTTATCAGACAAATTCTCATCATATTTAATTTTTGCCCTTAAATGTTGCTGGTCTAAGCCCCACAACACAAAGTAAAAATCCATGCCATGATAAGCACAATATAAATCGTTATGTAAAACTCTATCTATTGCCTTTAGCATAAGAGCTTTTATAGCTATGATTAATTTTTTCATTATTTCACCACCTTTCAACTATTGCTGAAACTCTGCACCAAGTAACAAAGTATTTTGAGCTTATCTACTGCACCATTTTGCTATTTCCTGCACCAACTGCGGTGAATAGATGTAATATTTACCGCATGGTTGAAGTTGTAAGTAATCCTTACAAGTTGCAAGTAGATGTTAGGTTTGACATTAAGTTAAAATAGCATTAAATTGATATACCTTATCGGTTATATTTGTCATATATTCGTGGGGTTTTTATGCGTTTTATGGCATAAATACAGGATATTATACTGCATAGGGTATACATAAAGTTGTGTATTTTGTCCAGTACACTACACAATTTGGTATGTATTTTGTGCAATACACTGCATATAATGGACATTGCAGTAATAAAGACAACTTATTGACAACTTAAATGACTACAAATCTTATATAATTGACTACAATGTGATACTGTTAAACGATAATGTAAAGTAAAATACAGCAATAGTGTAAAGTAGTATATTCGGCTACATTATGTATATTAATTGACTATAATGTAGTATAAAAGTCCATAATATGGGATTATGTGTATAGCAGAATATACCATATTAGGTAGTTATATAAACATATAACTTGGTGATATAGCATCCCACCCATCATTACTATATCTGCTGGCTAACTTCAAATACAGCCAGCCCCTCTGGTGCGCCACCCAGCTTATCTTGGTAGCAGGTACGGGAATTGAACCCGTCTAAAAAGGCTTATGAGACCTCTCAGTTCACCAGAACTGTAACCTGCAAAAACTTGGAGCTTCCTGAAGGAATTGAACCCTCAACCACCTGTTTACAAAACAGACGCTCTGCCTATTGAGCTAAGGAAGCTGGTGGAGGCGACGAAGAATTGAACTTCGTGTTATCAGTAATTCCGCTACGCAGGCATACTGACCGAACCATACGCCCCCCTAAAATGCTTACCAAACTCATGAAACTTTTGGTGTTCACTACTATTTGCAAACAACATAAGATTTTCAATTCTATTATCTTTTCTATCACCATTAATATGATGTACGATTTCTTCAGGTAGTAGTTCTCTGCCGATAGACTGTTCCATAACGTGTCTATGCAGCATTTTATATCTTCTACCTTTTTTCTTTTTAACGTCATAGATTGCAATATACCCGTCAGTACGACCTAGATTTATTCCACCCCTCCAACGTCCATTACCAGCACCGGTAACTTCTATTGATTTATATTTACTTGCACATTCCTGATTACAAAATTGATGTTTGGTCCTATTTACCCATGTGGCTTTTCTTGTGAATTTTTTTCCGCAAGTATCGCATTTACAAATAAAAGAACAGCCGTACACATTACTTTTCTTTTCTAAAATTGACATCTCTTACCTCCCCGTAAAAGGTTGAGGGACCGTTACGGGCAGTCCCTCATGTTGTTGATATTTAATTTTGTTTGTCTTTAATCTAATACATAATACTTATTATTATAGAATATAAACTTGTCTTGTTCTGGTATTGGTATTTGGTCTACATGAAATTTCTTATTATCAAAAAACTTAATAATACTAAAGCCATGTTGCCAGTTTGGGTTAGGTTCATGAAACCATTCTTCTGACAATGCAAAATCACACATACAACCATTTTCCCACCAACCGTGAGTTGTATCATAAAATGTCCTGTACGAAGAGCCCAGTCTATGTGTATGACCAGACATACCACTTCTGCCAAAACAACTAACCATAGCGTTTGCTGTATAACCACTTGCGGAACGTGCTTTTAATCCATGAGTAAATATAAAGTCCCTAAATTCAAACGAACTGCCATATTCTATTACTTCCCAGTCGTCTAACCCAAGTTCTCTGTTGTAATCAATAATGCCAACAAGTTCGGGGTGCTGCCATGTAAATTTAACTACCCAGAAGTCATGATTTCCTTTTACAAGTATTTTTTTTGCTGACGGTATAGCGTAATTTATTTGTTCCGTAACTTCTTTAGCAGCTTTAAATTCTTCTTTTAGCGTGGGCGTGGTGTATAAATCTTTTAAGTGAAATGATACTGATTTACCGTTTAGCCTGTCCCCCACCTCAATAATATAATCGGGTTTGAGGACTTTCAAAAACTTCAGTAATAAATTCAAACTTTCAATATCATGTCTTGGAACATGTAAGTCCCCAAATGATACTGCAGTAACAATACTATTTTTATCTATAATAATATTACTCCTTATTATCTTTTAATATTTTGAGTAAACAGTTAAAACAAAAATACTCACCTGAAAATACGCCATAATCTGTTGATATAATCTTATGGCATTTATCACAGCGTTTAAAAGGACTTGGATTATTGGCTTCACAATAAGCGTCCATATTACTCCTTACTCGGATGATAATTTGCTACATGTAGCATTTCTATAAAGTTTATAAACTCTTCATCTAAAAAATATAACTCATTGAATTTAATTTTACCGTCTACTATTGGGAATAATTTACATAAGATTTTACGCATTAATGTTACGTCTGTATTCATATTGCCTTTCTATAAGTTGTTCGGAAATTCCGAATGACTGCGGTTTTAGCAGGCAGTATTGTCACCACACCTGCAAGGAGAGCCGCAATCCTATAGCGGTTTTTGCAGTCTGGCATGAAGCCAATCATACTGCAGGATAACCGCAAACCCCACTGCCTTTATACCCAATCTACCAGTTAATTACGCTGGTATTGCGAGTGCCGGTATTCATTCCGGAGTATAAAGCCGCAGTTAGCAGAGGCGCAACAGGTATATACCCGTTGAATTTCGCTTGCTATCCCGATGCAGACAGCCCGACCCATCAGGTAAAGCCAGGCTGACATCAATAGACGCTGGTTTAGATAAGCATTTAGGCTCGTACAGAAACCATGCAGGAATATAGCAGAGCTTACGCCTATACGTATTACGTTATTCGCTATTGCTCTGCCCTACCAGCTAACCAGTTAGCTAACAACATGTGAGGACATTTTGTCCCCAGTTATGCCATACAGTTACTCCATACGGAGCAGTTTGTATGGCATGTTACCAGCAATTAACAATAAATTTACTACATGTCTGGTAATGTTCAGTAATCCAGTATGTTCACGATTAATGAACATATTGGTTCACGATTAATCATAGAATTATTTCTTGATTAATATTTAACCCCATGCAAGGTATTTTAGTATTTGAATATCAAAAATTTTGGGCGCAAATCTAAATGTAAAAAACTATTAGCAATACCAAATCCTCCAAAGTTTGTATATCTTGCAGCATATACAGCTACATCATAAGGTTTCATACCAGATACTCTTATATCAGCAGCCTGCATTTTTAAATGATAGCTTGCAGGTTTGCCGCCTACTTTTTTATTATATTCTGGTGTACGGTATGCACTCGTGATTATAATAGGTTTATCTATTTCATTACGTAACATCTGTAATTCAGTAGCAACTATCTCCATATAGATTTTTAAATCTTCTGGTACTTCAGTACCGTCTTTGCAGATAAATTCACTCATTTTAAAATTAGGAGTTATATAATAATCTTCCATTTTATTATCCAATTCATATAATTTATATTGCTCTATAATACGTCTTAAATTAGCCACATACGCAAGTGATGTAGCATAACCGCAATCCTTTACAGCCTGTGTTGCTTCAATATAGTTTTTAGCATTACGTACACGCTCATACCTTTTTATATTCATTAACCTTGCATAATCTTTTAAGCTATCATCAAAGCTATCATATACCTGAAAAGCTAAACTCAAATTATGCTGATAAGAACCGTCAATAAACTCTGATGTACGACCTATACGACAGCCTGCATAAGCATTTACATTCCAACATTTAATCCCAAAAATGTTATTGTAAAAATGCTTTTGCCCGTATCTGCTTTCAAGACAGGCTTGTGCTATGGCTAAACTTTTAAGTACAGGAAAGTTCGGTATATTATCTATTTTGCTACTTAATAAATTTATAAAGTCTTTACTCATAAGCCATAAATACTTGCAATCTATTCATCCATTTTTTAGGGTCTGATGATTTGTTAATTAAATCTGTCATTGTAAACTTGCCTATAATGCCGTCTACTGTAAGATGATTTGATGACTGGTATTCTTTAACCTGATGTAATGTCAAACTTCCGTATATGCCGTCAAACAATGGATTTTCAAATCCGTATTCCTGGCTCATTATTTCCTGAATAAATAAAACTTGGTTTCCTTTTGAACCTGGCTTTAATACTTTTAATTTCATATCATCAAACTCCTCTATTTCAATTCTTTTATACTTAATTGCTATATCTCTAAAATCATTCCATGCCTGCTGTGATACTCTTAATTGTTTATCCTTAAATATTGCAAGCCAGCTATAATCTGTATTGTACTCATTATATTTGCTATCATAATCTATAAACACAAACCCAATAGCACTGCATTTTAAATCAAGTGCCATTTTAATCTTTGGTATCCAATGGCTATACATTGTATTTTTAGGGTCAGTGTAAGCAGCCTCAGTGCAAATAAATGTATTCTCTAACTTAAACTTATAAGCATTTACTATACCAAAGCAAAACTGTGTCCAGCGTTTACGGAGTTCATCTGTAAGGCAAGCACCTTGAATATGTATTGCAATCCTGTCTATTATGCCAAGCTCTTTAAGCAGCCCCATTTCATAGTATAAATTCTTCCAGCCATTCACTATTACCCTGTGCTCTGCAAGGTTAAATTCTTCATTACCTGCTGATACTTTAAACAAGTAAGACTTTGCTACTTGGCTACACCATTTTACATATTTGATATAGCTATCAGTATTTGGATGATAATTATTTTTTAATGGCTCGTTATCAACTGTAATATCACAATAATTTATTACGTTACTATCTCTTTTAAGTAGCTCATTACAAATATGATTTACATGATTTTTATATGTAGCTTCATCTGGCAACCAATGGCTTGTCCTGGAAATGTACTGGTCTATGTTTACAGTAAATTGTTTTTTGCGGTTAATGCTTTCCTGTATAAAGTGCCATGAGTTTAAAGGCTTATCTGGTAGTATCCTTATTTCATTATAAGTCATATCCCAGTTAGTTGAGCCTATGCCACCCACGCATGAGCCACCGATATTTATTTTTATATTGTCTGGATTATGAGCTGAATATAGTTGTTCTTTATTCATGGTACTAAAGATATAAATTTAAGAATATTAAGCGCAAGATTTGGTATAGTAAGTAGTGATATTATAATTGTAAGAATAACACCAAAACGCTTAAATGGTTTCCAGTCTATCTTTTCATTTAATTGTGCCTTTAGATCCACACAAATTGCTTTTATATCATCTTTGTTCATATATTCCTTTTCAATACATTCCAACCTTATATCGTGGTCTTTTACTGTGCCATTAGTTTTTAATGTTTGCACATATATGTTTGCCAGTAGTTCTTTTTGTGGCATTTTTATAAAATCCGATGCTGTTACCTTATCCTCAAATCGGCGTCCATTGTTCACTTGAGCCTCCTGTCCATGTATCTGCATATAATAAAAATGCCTGCAAACAGCAGGACATAAATATATAAAGGTATGTTGTCTAAGTAAGTCATTTCATTTGATACTCTAAAGTTAATAAAACCATCTTAAAATACCGCCTGAAATAGATTTTGAATAAGCTCTTGTCGGAGGTGTAAAATTAGTTGTCCATCTTGCTATGCCTTTTGATACTCTGATTTCATCTAACCAGCAAGATAAAACTCCAAATCCAGCATCTAACCCAATATTAAACGGGCCTGATAAATCATCAAGTGCCCCTGCATAGTTGCCTGTAGATGTTTGAGCAACACCATCTACATATATTTTCTGTGTATTTCCATATCTTACGCAAGCAACATGAGCCCATGTATTATCTGATATTACAGTATTTCCCCATAGCTCCCATCTTGACGAACCACCTGCTGTGCAATCCCAATAAATTTTACTTCCGCTTACCATTACTATTCTAAAAAATCCTGCAGTATACTGAGATATAATTCCATTTGAAGCTCCAGGATTTGCCGGTATTCTAATCCAAAAATCAACAGTAAAATCTCCACTTCCAAAATTCCAGTCAGCACTATCTGCAAGTCTTATCTGGTCTGATGTTGCGTTAGCAAGTAGTAGCGAGCCTGTGCCAAATTTTGCTTGTGCCGTATCAATTTGAGGACTGCCGCTTGATACTGTTACGGTTTTACCTGTTGCACTATCAATAAAAGTTGTAGAAGCATCTGCACCATCACAATGTAATAATAGTTTTGTATATGAATCTATTCCTGCCATTTATGCTGCCCCCTCATCTGTAAACAACAATTCCCATTTTGACCTTGCAGAGCTGTACCTGAATAACATAAGTATTGTTAAATTTGCAGTAGTATCTGTTGGTAACTCTGCACTATAAGGGTCATCATATATAGCGTTATAAGTCAAAGCTCTTGTAGTTCCGTTATCTGTTATTGATATAAATAGTAAATCTCCATTTACAGGAGTGCCTGACGGAGCTGCAAATTCCGCTGCTGCTGCAAGTGCTGTTATTTCAAGTTCTGTTTTTTTACTTGCCCTTGCTGGAGTGGGAGTTGCACTTGATGCAATAGTAGTTACAACAAGACTTTGTTCTGTCAAATCATCATCTGAGACAGGAGCATGATTTACTTCTGCAAACTCCCTCTCATCAGTAATATTTGCGTCAGTTACACTTGTTACGCCATCACCGACTAAAACCTGTGCGAGTGATATTTCATACGTATCACTGTCTTGTGTAAGTTCTGGGGGGTCTGGGTCTGCTGCTGGAGTACCTGTCAGTACTTCAACAGATATTTTAAGCTCATCTGTTACATCAAGCCTAAGTACAACCCTGTCTATCCTGTCATTGTCTGGGTCAGCGGCTGCAAGTGTTTTAGTAAGGTCTGCAGTGTTCTGATACCAGTAGCCATTAATCCAACCCTCACCTGATTTTATATCTACTGCCATTGCAGCTGGATCATGCTCTACTACTTCAAGCTCGTTTAACACATCGGTAAATACACCGTTTGAAAATATTTTTGATAGCACTTCTGCAAACTGTGGCTGGCTGTATTCTGGCTCGCCCTCAGCTCCGAAGAACCGGCTGTACTCAACCATATTGTCATCTCCTAACTTCAGTTAAAAAGTTTTTATTTTTATATTCATTAATGTTGATTAAATCAGGATATTGTTTACCAAATATAAGTTTGTTCTGGATTAAGTTTTTAGCGTCTATTTCTATAATTGACTCTATCACCCTTAAATCAGCGCTAACAATATCAGGATAATCAACCGTTAATATGTCTCCCAAATAAAAATCTACACCATAGGAAAACGACCCTGTAGATAAATTTTCAATCTCAAGTACCTTTTCCTCTCCAAGTTCAGCAAGCCTCTCGTTGCCTCTTTGAATAAGTTTATCGTTGCTGTCTAAATCCCTTGCGTCAATAAAGACTTCACGGCGGCCGATATTTGAGTAAGTGCCGTCCTGGTATGAAACCTGCTCCACTTCTCGCTCATCAGCCTCACCTTTTCCTGCAACATAAGCTACATTTTTTGAATTTAAGTCTGAGTTAAGATAAGATATAAGCCTTACATTTCCGAAACTCGGAGAAAAAGTAACAGGCGAGTTTTCACCGTTGTCAAAACTTCTGTCAATTCCCTCTATGATTTTAAAAACCATCCTTTTATTTGTCGGGTCAAGAACAACCTCCCAGCCAAGATTTGCAGTAGCAAGGCTTATTTCTTCAAGCAGTTCTGATATTTTCTGAAACCTTGCGTCATACTTTATATTGCCTCCGCGCTGGCCATCTGGAGACTCCAAATACAGCAAAGGATAATTCCTGTTTGTATCTGTTGCGTCCATGCAGTTTACATTTACGTAGTGGCGCATGGCTGTTTCAGCATAAGTATTTTGGCTATCATACCCTGTCGTTTCTGCGCCTGTGTTATGAAGTGCTATGCGCTCAGCAAGTAATCCTCCAAGCTCATAACCAACAATGGTATAATTTTCTGAAAGTTTGCCCTTTTCCGTTAAGCTGATTTGTCTTGACTTGATAATGCCTGCCCTGTAGTAGCCTGCAACATATAAAGCTATTACGTTTCCTTTTATAAGATACTCAGTGCCAAATTTATAGCGGTTTACAATTAGTTTAAAACTGCCTGGCTTCCTAAAATTATAACTCCAGTAAAGGTATTCATAATCCTCAAGTATTCCTATTCTTGTAAGCGTGCTGTCAAATATTGTAACAAGCGATGACAGTGGAAGTATTTTGCCCTGCTCAATAGCGGCTTTTCTTACAGTCCTTAATGTTTTAGCCGATGAACTTGCAAGTAATAAGTCTGTTGGGTCAGTGCCATTTCTTAAAGCATAAGAATAACTTGTATCGGGAGATAGCCCTGTATTTCTGTAAGTTCCAGAACCTGCGCCGCTGCCAAGCGATGTTATGCGTTCACCGTCTCTAAAAAGCGATACATTAACACCGTCGTTAAAGGTATAAATTAAATCTACTGTATTTGCATCAATGGTTGCCGCTGATAACGTTCCAACAGCAGGAAGCTCGGGAGTTCCAACGGTTGCTATTGCAAGCTGTGTTGAGCCTGTTGATGTACCATTGCGCAAGTAATATGTGTAAATTGTATCTGGCTCAAGGCCTGTGTCATTATATGCACCCGACCCGCTGCCAGAGCCAAATGTTGTTACCAGCGTCGAACCTCTAAACAGTGATACGCTTGAGCCGTTTGCATACGAATAATTTAAATTAACTGCCGTTGGATTTGCCGCTGTTGCGCTCAAAGTTCCTGATGGTGTTGGCGGCGGAGGCGGCGGATCCATATATTCCATATATTCCATTTAAACACCCGAATAACGATGATAATAATACAGCCTGCAACGAGCATTAGCACCCTCTGAAGATGCTGTATATTTTACAGTATTTATACCCGGAGCAAGTTTCCAGAATACACTGTCAGGGTCTACATATTCAAAAGCATTTATATACTCTCCGCCGGAAAGCACCATTGCGCTCTTTTCACCAAATGCAGTATTTATGATTAAAATATCGCCGTCTGCTATTGTGCGTATTACTGATATTTCCTCATCGGTTGTAAGGTTTTGTATTTTTGGATTTACAATCTCACCATAAAAATAAACCATTATTGGAGTATCTACATCGCCTGTATTCAAAACATCTATCTGTGTTCCAACTGAACCCAGACCAAAAGGAAAGGAAAAAGGAAATGATAAGCCGCCCTCAAATCCCACCATTATTTTTTCCTGTTGTGTGGGGTTGTACCAAAATGGATTGGGAGCAAATAGTTGTACTATTACGGTTTGATGATTTGCGCTTTGCCCATCACCTGACGGAAACGATAATTTTGATATGCAATCAATATGATATATAGTCCCGTCATCCTGTTGCCACTCAAGCGTTCCGGGCCCCAGTTTTGGATTAAAATGTGATGTAATTAAAAGACGCCTATTAAATACTTCTTGCCTGGTTGCGCCAATAATTGTAAAATCAAACCCAAAATCTCTGGAGTCAGCTATTGTATCTATATAAGTCCTGCCGTCCTGATATGGTGCTTTTGATGACTGTATATCTACAGGCAGCTCCCCAAATCCCCACCATGATTTTAATATATAATTTCCGCTTATCGGAAATGATTCACCATTTGAATTTATAAAAGACAGTAACATTAATACCCCAATCTATAGCTAAGTTCACGAGTAAATAAATCTATTTGCCTTGTTATTTCAGACTCAGACAGCGCTTTAGGTGATGTTATATTTACTTCGTAATTAACTCCCCCGCCGCCTACATCATGCTTTGTATTTGCAAGTCCAAATATTAACTCAGCTAAATTACGGGTTTGTTTTGAATTAAGTACAACCTCGTTTTTATGAAGCAGTGATAATATGCCGCCGTTATCATAGCTTGGAGTAATTAATCCTTGTGAAGCCTTAAGTAGCGGCTGCATAAATCCGTCATGACCTATAATACCGCCTTTTGCATAGCCAACTATACCGCCAGTTGAATAACCGGGAAGGTATCGTCTATCAAGTTCCTGCATTTTTCTTATTACGTTTGAATATTTTTCATCAAAATTTGTTGTGTCAAGGTCTATTGATGGTTTAACTTCTTTTTTGCCAAGCTCATCTAATTGGCCAGTAAAACCAAGCATTATAAGCGCCGCGTCCCTGCCTATCCTTTGCTCTATTAGTGCTGCGGTTTCTTCTATTTCTTTTCTATTACCTATACCCCACTCGCCAGCCTTAGTTATTCCATTTTGCAATTCGGTTATATAATCTTTTTCAGCCTGAGTAAGAAAACCTTTTTTCTCAAGTAATGCAGGCAGTGTATTTTGGATTTCACCGTCAAGTATTCTTATCAGTTCCTCTTGAGCGTCTTTTGCCTCATCTGACTCTCCGCCAAATTCCTTAGTAGCTTCAGCAACTTTCTTAAAGCCCTCCCGGATTGCCTCAGTTTTAGCTTCAGTGTCTGCTGTTAATAAAAATAAATTAAATATGGAGCTGTAAAGGCTATCAACTGCACCAGTTGTATCGTCTGTTGCGCCTTCCATGCCAGCCATGCTGTTTATGTACTCATCTATTGATATTTCACCACTGGCTAAAGAATCGGTTAATTGTTCGATACTGTTTACATTTTTTTGACTGGAGCTGTCAAATTCTCCCGACTTAACTATGTAATCATCTTTATTATCTATTAAATTTCTTAATTCAATATTATACTCATCAAGAGTAATAGTTCCGTTTTTCCAGCTTTCATAAGCAATAATAACTTCATCTGCAAGTAGTGGGTATGTATCTGCAAGTTCCTTAATATTTAAAAGTAACTCATCATTTATTGTTTGTGCTTTTTCGACTGTTTCATTGTATTCCTCATTACCTTTTTTTAATCTGTCAAATCCTGTCTCTGCTCTATGAATAATGGTTTCAAGTTTTTGCAAGCTATCACCCGTATACTGGACACTATCACCTGTCTGAATAATAGCCAGAGCCAGAGCTGCTAATAATCCACCACCTTTAAAAAAGATTGATGTTTTTTCTGCAGTAGATAACATAATAATTGCATTTCTAAGCCCCACTACAACTTGTATCATTTTAGCTATTGCAAAAGTTGCTGGGCCTATTGATGCAGCAAACAAACCAATTTGAATTATAAATTTTTTCTTGTCATTTGAAAGCCCCTGTATTTCTTGTGCCCATTCATCAAAAATTCCTAAAACTTTTGACACAGCGGGCAGCAGAAGCATACCAAATGATATTGCGGCCTCTTCCGCTTGAGAGCGCAGTTTCCTGAGCTGATTTGCGGGGTCTTCCATTGTGCGGGCCAGGTCACCTTGTGCTGCTGAAGTAGCCTCCATTATTACCTGATACCTGGCAATGATTTTTTCCTGCTCAGTCATTGTCTCGCCCTGCTCAATAATTCCATTCTTTAAGGCATAAGTTTTTATTGCAGTTTCATTAACAACTATACCAAGCCTCTTTAATGGTTCAATTTCGCCAGTTATACCAGCCTGTAGTTTTTGGAAAGCCTCCTCAGGTCTTAAGTTATAAAACGATGCCATATCATAAGTTAATTCGGTAAGACCTGTTGCCATGCCATAGGCAGCCTCTTCAGCAAGCCCCATAGAACCAAACATAACATTTAAGATACCAACTGACTTACGAATTTCATATTGGTTTAATCCAAGCGCCCTTGACAGCTCAATTGACCAGTCCCTTGCTGCCTGTTCCATGTTGCCCATTGATACTCTAAACAGGTTCTCAGACTCTACAGCGTCAATTGCAGTTTTTACCATTGCAGTACCAATTCCAAGAATAGGCAGTGTTATGCCAACAGTCATTAACTTCCCAGCAGTAGCCATTTTATTTGAGATGTCAGTAATTAGTTTAGTCTGTTTATTTAATTGTTTTTCTGTATCGGTAAGTGATTTCTTGAGCTCTCGATTATCACCAACAATACTTACAATAAGGCGCCCTAAAACGCTCATGTATTTTCCTTATCTTTTGGAGTTTTTATTCTATTACCAAATAATAGTTTTGCTTTCTTAATATCCGGGCTGTCTGGTACTGACTTCTTTTTTGCGCCAAAGAAAGCCTGTGCCATTTTATTTACCAAAATAATCGATTGATTTTCCATGTAGTCAAACGAGTAGGTATATAACATCATTACCTGTTCGAGTGTTAGATAATCTAACAGATAATCAAAAGTGTAACCCGTAACGTACACTACATGACTGTATATCCTGCCAAGTTCAATGACAGGATTTATTTTTTTTTATCTTTTTTGTCGGACTTGTCAGGCTTGTTAATAGGCTCAAGTACAAAGTCCATGAAAGCTATTAACTGTTCGTGATGTGTATTATCAAGCAGCCAGTCAGTTGTTATGTCCAGTTCCGGATTAGTTTTTGCGCAGGCATTAGCAACTATTTCAATTGATTTTAATGCCGCTTCTTCACTTGTAACTTTGCTTTTTAATATACTGTCTCTAAATGCTGCCATTTCTATTGATGTACGGCTCGGCAACTTAGAAACGTCTATTTCTTTTCCTGCAAGTTTTGCTACCCTTACCTCAGGTAATAACTTGTCAAAATCCTTAAATGTTGCGCTCATTTAAAATACCTCCTATACAGGTGGGGAGCTGGTATAGGCAGCTCCCATGCTGTTTGTTAAATTTATGAACCAGATGATTCACCTTGCTCTGAGTAGATTTCAAATAGTTGGTCTCCGGCAGTCCTATCTACATCGACAGTGCCCTTAATCTCTATACCTATCATATTCGGGTCATCAGCGTCATCAGGCTGTAATGTAATTTCAATACCTTTTGCAGATGAACCTTTATAAACTGTAATTCTAAATTCCTCATCATCCTCATTAGTATTTGTTACCCTTGCCTGTATTGCATCCATTGTAGTAAGCCCACCTGATTTTAATGTTTCAGACGTGCCTGCAATCTCTGAAAAGGTGTCAATTCCACCCCTGATAATTGAGAGGTTCTCAAGGTCAAGCTCCATTAAGTCACCAGATAGTGAAGCATAATGGTTCTTTATTCCAACCTTAACCTCGCCTGCATTGTCAGACATTACCCTGACCTCTTCCCAGACCTCAGAAAATACGATGCCTCTCATTGCGCCCAAGTCTATCCAGCTGACGCCGTCATCCTGGCTGATTTCAAATTTTCCTGATCCGAACTGGATTTTATTTGCCTGTTGTATTACTGTTTGTGCCACATCAAACTCCTTTCAAATAAAAAAGCCTCACTTCAAGGCTTTTCTGTTTTTATTAATATTTGTTAAAGGGATTACTGTTCCCGGTATTTTATTCTGTACTGAGATATTCCATGATATATTTTTGTGTCTGGTTCATAATCGATATTTTCAAAGTCAAATACTACACTTATAACCTCGATGCTACTCCATATGCCTTTTTCACGTTGTATGGCAAATCTTATATTCTGCATAATATTCTGGGCCCCTGTGTAGTCTGTTGTCCATGTATCTATCTGAATATCTGCCATCGCAACATCAATATCATTGTGCCTGTTTTGCGAAACAAGAAAATAAGTTACTGCCGGCAATGTTGGGTTTTGCGGCAACTTTAAAATATATAACCTTTGGGATATAAGACTTGTAAGCCCCGCATATGAAAGTAATTTTGTCCTCAGTGCTGCTTCAATCATAATTTTCCTGCCTTTGATATTGCCCTTTTCATAGCCTCAGTTATTATTTGTTTTACCCTGTTTGCCATTTGCCTATATGCTGGTCTAAAATACGGGTGCGCCCTTGATTTAACTGTACCAAATTCTACTAAGTGTGCATGAGGCGCTTTTTTCCTGTCAACTGCTGCAATAGATACAATCGGCGATGTTTCCTTATATGGCATTTCCTTATATTTTATTGCTTTCTTTAAATTGCCAGTAGGCCCCATTGGTGCAAGTTCTCTTGCCTTATCTGCTATTATCTTTGCACCCTCTATTGCACCTGCCCTAAGCTCAGCTATTACATTTTTATTAACATTATGTAAAGCAATAGTAACTTCTTTTACACCTTCTATTTTTATGCTACAACTACTAACCATTATGCTCCTTAACCAGCAGCGTCATTTCCTTGTTGCGTTCCTCGACATTTAGAATAGCCTCAATATCAAATACTCTTGAGCCGAACAATACCCTCATTTTAGTATTAATGCCTGACAAATACCGGATTTTTATTTTGCCTGTAACCTCCGAATTAATTTGTTTTGAGGCCCAGAATTCTCTGCCGTCAAGTGGTGCGACTGAAGCCCAAACTATCGCAAATGTTGTCCAGGTTATTATAGGCTCTCCAACAGAATTGACCGTTTCTGTAACTTGCTCTATTGTTATTCTATGCCTTAGTGTTGCTATATCCATTACGACCAGTCCCAAACACGATATTGATATAAAAGGTATTCAACACCCAATGGCAAGCTCTTAGGAATATGCCCCTTTGCCAGTAAATCTTCCCTGTTCTCATAGTAGTTACCGATTGCCAAAAGTAACCCTTGTTTTATAGCCTCAGGTATAATTAAATTTGGATCGCTACCAGTTGTCTTATACCCGGCAGTATATCTGACCCTTACAGCGCCCTTAGGGTACGGTGTAAAAGACGGCCAATACTTGCTATAAGCTGGCACAACAACAGCCGGGTCCGCATCAGTAAAGGCAATATAATCAGCAGATGAAACTGTGGTTTCAGTTCCCTCATGGTCTTTATATTTTACTGAAGTTACGCTTTCAACTGGCGGCCGGGGCAGTACAATGTCATTTTCTGGAAATTCATCAAGTACCAGTTCCAGCACCTGTGAAGCAAGCGCCCTATGTGTAAAGTTTTCCGCTGACTGTCTCGATGCCTTTATAAGCATAGTAATTAGGTTATCATCAGCGATATTCTCAACTTTTAAATGCAGTTTAGCCTCAGTTAAACTTATGGGCTCTGTTGCAGCTGCTGTAATTATTTTTAAATTCATTCAGATTTCCTTGTCTCTTTTGGCTTTACTACTGCCCGCTCAACATTATTTTCCTTAACAGGCTCGCCCAGTACATTTAATTTTGTTACCTTGCCAATATCAAAGTTAGATATATCGACAATATCACCCTTAAATATCCGCTTACCCTTATATATGAACTCATTTTTTACATTAAACTTCATTATTGCTCCTTAAATAAGTGAGGGCTGACAACATCTGCCAACCCTCACAAATTAGGTTATGTTATGATCCTACCGCAGGAACATCAAGCACGACAAACGGGCTAACCTCAGTTGCAGCATCACGAAGTGTTATCGGAGCTGTTAACCAGGGCTTGCCGTCAACGTTCCAGAATGCCTTAATAACGGTTTTGTTAGTAGTGAAATATACATGCTCAGATGCAGCTATTTCAACACCGTAACCGTCCTTTATAAGGTAGTAACCGAAGTTTGCAAGCATCAGGTCACCCTTAGTACCAAGTGCTGGAAGCAAATCAGTATAGACAAGCGGAAGCCCAAGCATTGTACCAAGTATGCCAGTGCGTGCATCAGGCTGGAAAACCAGGTTTGGTGCGTCACTGTCTGCTGCTTCAAAATCCTTCATCTGCATAAGCTGAGGAAGTGCTGACTTTGCAGCTACCCAAACATAGTTACCAACACCAAAAGAGCTGGCAAACATATTGACTATATCAGCATAGGTAATCCTGTCTGCAATTGCCCTGTTTACAGCAATAGTGCCAGCATGGGTTATAATACCAGTTGGCCTTGTTGCTGCATTAGTTCCGGCCAGGAATTCCTTTTCCTCTGCTGTAGTAATTGCGCCCCTAAAAAGATTGCCTAAAAGTGACTCAATAGCCCCGGCATTCCTTAAGAGTTTATCAGTTACAATAATATGGCCAGCAACCTCTTTGGGGTCAAGTTCAATTAACTTAAAAGCTGAGTCCTGTTCAGGTTTGGTAGCGCCCTCAGTAATCCACTCAACCTCAATACCTCCATAAAGTCCAGTACCGTCGGCTGCAGTCTGGTCAAGTGCTGGCATATCAACACCCTGGTCAGGCTGTGCACCTGCTGGTATAACGGAAGCCCTTGGCCTTACAACAGCATCACTAAGTGAAACCATTTTGATTGTGTCAACAAAAGCATCGGGCACAAGGTAGCCACCTTTGGTTGTAGAGTCCATAGAAAGTTCCCTTAACTGTACAAGTCTTGGGTCTGCTTTTCTATTTCTGTATTCATAGGCAATAGCCTGTACAAATTCCCCAAAGTTCCTAAACTGCCCCTGAGGAGTTACTTCCCCACCGTCAGCAGGTTTTGCAGGGTCATTGACTGGTTTTTCCCCAAACTCCCTGATAGACTTTAAAGATGACTCCCTTTCAGTAGCTTTCCTTTTCTTTTCCTCAAGCTCTTTGAATTCAACTGCAAGTTCATCAAATCTCTTTTCATCTTCAGGAGTCAAGGTTTCCTTTTTCTCAATGCCCTCTACTTCGGATGCTATTTCCTGCATCCTTTTTATAATTTCCTTAAGCATAATAAATGCCTTTCTTTTATAACTTTTACAATGGTTGCAATTA